TGGTAGCAGTCAAGCAGTTGCTTGCACCCATCCTCTCGGGCACTTCGAACCATAATTTTACTAAAACTAGATACAGAATTATCCTGCATGGATTGCATCAAAGGGGACAGCTCTCGTTTAATAAGCACTTTGGGTTTCTCTATTACCCCTAATAACGTACTCATAGTCTCGATTGAGATGTCTGAGGGCACCCTTGTATCTAAAATTTTAACCTCAGTCGGTGGGGTATCCTTATGATTAAGAGTCTCAGGTACTCGGAGAATCCTAGCTGCCTCAAAAACAGCGGGGTCTACATAGAAGTCATGTAATAGGCATAACTCCCTAAATCGTGTCGCTAGAGGCTCCCATACTTCACGAGTAACAGCATGCTTTAATATCCAATACGCATGTATACCACGTCCAGAATCTACCAATAGGGGCTTAGGTAACCCTACTAGTTTGCAGAACCCCTGCAATGCATTTAACCCGCTGGTTTTATCTAAATACCCCTCAGGTTTACCCGTCTTCTCATTAATTATGGCTTTCGTTTCCCCACAATCAATATCCACCCATAGGGATTTTAATGCTTGGACGTTACTCTTAGTTCGGTCGTTTCCTGTTGTATATTTCGCAACACCAAAATATACGTCTGCTCCTCTTTTATTATGTGCAGTTATAAGCGTGTCGGCTTCTTCTCGGGTTTCAACAAGGGTTTGTTTAACCCGTCCGTTTTTTATCCCGACGATGGCAATCCATCCACCGTCGGGGTGTACTGCTTTTAGTAAGTCCATTACGGCTACGCTTGCAAACTGTCTACATACGTACGTATCCGGGGGGTTAGGGCTTTACTAGGTTCATATACACCTGTATACCAATTATAAATTGTCTGCCTACTAACTTTAAATCTCTTAGCGACAGCCGTAACGGATATGTCACGGTCTATACAAACTCTACCTAGCTTAACCCCTATTTTCCTACCATTAGCGAGTTTATTAGCGACAATAGTGTCGAGACTATATCCAACACTCATTATCCCACCTCAGGCTCGTCGTCTACAGCCCACTTACTAATTACATCAGATATGTCGGGCGCAGGTTCTTCAGCTTTGGCTTTAGCTTTCCCTCTTCCACGCTTCTTCGGTTTTTCTTCTTCTTTAGCTTCAACCTCAGGTTCATCTGAGTGTGTAACCTTAGCTGCAGGAAGTTTCTTAACCCCGTCTGTTTGGGATACTGTTATTCTAGTATACCGAATAGCATTCGTAGAAGCTTGAAGCTCCTGAACCTGTGCATACTCATCATCAGAAATTTCACGGAAGGGGGTGAAGTTTAAGACCATACCATCTTCATCGTCATCAAACGCTACAGTCGTAACTACGTTATCTATAGACTGCCCATGAGCAATTAAAAATTTAACATAGCTTTCAAACGGGTGGGTATTATCCTGACCTTTACCGAATAAAGACTTAGCTGGTATATTGAACTGATACAGATTACCGGAGTTGTCCCCTTCAACTAATACTGCCAACCTACGCTGATAGCGGCAAGCTCTTCCACCTAATTTACCAGACCCTTTTATATTCTGAGGGCAACCCCTGCAGTTTTTATTCTGAGGGTCAGAGGCTTGTGATTCGGGGGTATCCCCTAAATTCGACCAGCAGTTAGGCATAGTTGGCTCACCATCAGGGTCGTACTCTGCTTCGTAGTAAATGCGGGATACTTTTGGAAGTGCGTTAACAATAATGACATTAAGCTCCCCACGTAAAGGTTTGCCAATCGCTTCTCCATTGAAGATGCGTTTAAATGTACCGTTGTTATTCGCTTGGATTCTACGTGAAGAACTGGCAGAAGATAATGATTTTGCCAGAGGGCTTAGTTCACGGGTGTTCGTGGTACTCGGAGTTTTGTTTTTAAAGATGATTACGTTACTCATATGTTTTCCTCCTCAGGAAATTATTTTGCTGTTGGTTTACGTACTGAAATTACATACTTACTATCTTGCTGCAACCCTCGTGGGGGTTCGTGGTCTTCAAGGAACACTTTCATATTCTTCTGGTGAATACGTTGTTCCAATAAATCAGGAGCTTCATGTTCGTTTATATACTCATACATTAACTCCCAATCACTCGCCCAATATCTTGACTGGGTTCTACGTGATACAGTCCCTGCGTTTGTTTTAAATCCGTTCTGTCCTTCGTTCTTACATATATCAAGCAACTGCGCACTTATAATATCCCTATCTGTTTCTAGTCCTGCCAGTTCTGCTTTATGTTTAGCTATAAGTTCTTCTCTAGCTGTACGTATTCTAAGATACGCCCGTACTAAGTCTTCGGATATCATTTACTTTCTCCTCTTGGTGTATAGCAAGTATAGCTATACGTTTGACTCTGTCAAGCTTTATTTAGGTGGCTAGTGGGAACCCAATCTAGGAGGTTCCCACCTATTGTAAGTGACCACACATTTAAACCATATCTCATAGTTAAAAATCGCTTACGACTTAGCCATAATTTTCTCTTTGCGGATGTACTTTTTATGTAAGTACATTGATAAGATTGCCCCCAACGAACCACCTAGCCCCATTGGTATAGTTGACCACAAAGACGACTGCTCTACCACTTCAAGCACTATCGTTATTTCAGCTATAGCCATTAGGAAACCAGTAGGTATAACTAACCTATAGTGTCCACCGACAACATTTAACTGTTGGAAGGCTTTAAGGGATACGAAAACAAATGAAGCAATGAATATTAACATTACTTTGTATCATCGTTCGTATAGAATGATGGGGCTAGGGGATTCGTTGTCTGAGCAAGTATCTCCGCGTCTTCTGCTTTAAGCTTCTCTAAAACCATTCCGTACGTATTCGCATATCCTGCTATGTCTATTACAGAATCTATATGGTCCGGTGTCTGCATTAGACGAGCTATTTTTATGCATATCATCCTGAGAGGGTGCTTCAGTAAGTCATCCATATCGGATTCATCAATAACCTTATACATGCGTGTTGCCCTGTTAAAGTCGATAGACGGGTGTCCGTATTTTTTTTGTCTTTCTCCAGTGGTTAAGTTTTGTGCCTTACCAAGGATTGTTTCATCTTCACTCATTTTTTACTCCTCTTGTCAGAGCTAAGTATCTTGTACCTCAATTACCCAGCGTTTACGAACGCAGGATTGTAAAATAACACTCTCTCCACCTGAACCACCATCCTCCGTGAGAGAGTCGTGTACTACTATCCTTATGTCATCCTCATCTACCAAATACCCTATTGTCCTTGCCACTACTGACTTGGATTTTTTAGGGTCGTCTATCCACCCAGCATCTCCTGAATGGTCGTCCCATTCTATTTCTACTAGCGGATAGTCCTTGAATGTCACCCGTACCACTTGCCCTGATGGTATATCTTGCCCCAATGCTTATGTTTCTTATCAATGACTAATGGGCAAAGGGAAGGTATAATAATATTCCCTGATACTTGGATATGCGCACAACCCGGTTGCCAATCGACAGAGTTATTTTCCATATAGGCAAAACACTCATCCCACAGGTCAGATAATGTGCCGGTCTTAACCCCATAACGTGTACCAGAATAGTCTGTCCATGGACGTATATTTAGCTTATGGTCATGAGCAGTAGCAATATTTTTCCCACCTCTTAGCACATCATTGTAGCTAGAGTGCATACCAGTATGCCAGCGATGTTTGACTATCAAGGTATCATTAAAGGTTGCACTTAGCCCTATCCGCCAACCCTTCAGATGATGCTCTAATTTTGAGCCGGGAACATTTTGCAACTCAGGAATACAGTTCGATAGTTTGCCATCAAAGCGCATATCGTGATTGCCCAATAAAAATATCCTCTTTGACTTTGGGGATGCTTTTTTAATCTGGTCAAGGCAATTAGTACCGGACTCTAGTTCGTCAGCGATACTGGGTTGCTCCGCCCAACCAATGCGATGAAACCTGCCAATAGAAGGGAAGTCATACCAGTCCCCGTTAACAACGACATACTTCGGTTTAGCATCTTCAACTAAATGCAGGAAGGCTTTAAAGGCTTGTGGCTCGTGTCCCGGTAGGTTGTGCTTATCAGAAGCTATTAGGATGTCGTAATCTCTGGTGAGGTGGGTGTTGATATTTTCAAAGGTGGGAAAGTTGCTTGCTTTCATTGACTGATGGGAATGTAAAACAACCCCCATTTCCTTTTCCACCCTCCTTCGTCTGTCCAGAACATTGCGGGTATACTTGAGATTTAAACGCTTGGCAACCTCTCTTACTGAGTCAGAACTTTCCCAAACATGGATAAATTCTCGTCCATCTTCCGGTCGCATTCGATTAACCATATCACACTCCAATTTACAATAGTGACATATCAGTATAGCAAATGGTTGTTTTTATTCATCTTTTACTTCATCACTAACGTGGAACAGGTGTCTATCATTGAATTGTAGCGTTTCCGATATTTATTTATAGACTATTGTACTCTTCCTCTAGCGGTTCTCCTCTTCTTTAGTAAAAATAGCCCTCTCGTCACTCACCATTAAGTACCTCCCTATATAGGTCTATTATTTTATTGTGGGTGTTAATATTAGCTTGCAGCATAGTGTATAACTTTTCTTCTGCTGGGCTCCCTTTAACATGTACAACTTCCATAGGGTGGTGTTGGCCGGGGCGGTTGATACGTGCGTTTGCTTGGAGGTACGTTTCTACACTAGTAACCGGTGAGTACCAGATGATTGTGTCTGCTGCAGTAAGGGTAACACCGTGCGCGGCTGTCCGGGGTTGTATGATAAGTACTCGTGGGTCTAAACTGCTTTGGAAGTTAGCAATTATCTCGGCACGTTTATTCACATTGACCGGCCCATCTATAACCATAGCACTTACATTATTCTTACGTAAAAATTCATCTAGCAGTTCTATAGTATGGGTAAAGGGTACAAACACTAGTACTTTCTGCGATGCCTCCCGTATTACTTCCAACACTACATTTAGTCTATTACTTACATCGAACTCTATAACCTCTCTAGTATCCGAGTACACCGCACCGCAGGAGATTTGCAATAGCTTAGTCAGGCTTGCTGCTGCGTTAACTGCAGATATATCTTCACCGTCAGCTTCGAATAGCATCTCTTTTTTTAGTTTGATATAGTACTTCTTCTGCATGGGGGTTAGTGGTGCTTCTCTATCAACATAGGTAACTGGTGGTAAGTCTAGGCAATCAGCACGTTCAAATCGGATAGCAGGTTGTAGCATCTTATGTACTATTTTATCTGCCCCCGGTTTTGGTAACCATTTAAACTGAGTTATTTTATACATAACATTACTTCTGTATAAGCCGTACGTTCTTGGTGTTCCTTCGGGGTTAACAAACTTAGCGAGCCCGTACGCATCGAGAGGGCTTTGTGCTGCCGGAGTACCTGTAAGCATCCACAACCAATCTATATTCTTGAGAACACCACGTAATACCTTCCACCTATTGGTGCTAGGGTTTTTATATGCGTTGGCTTCATCGACTACTACCATATCGAACCCTCCTTGTATAACGTCCTGTTTTATGATGCCCAACCCATCAAAGTTAACAACTACAAATTCGCTCTTGGCGTTTAAGATTTTCTTCCTTACCGCTGCGCTACCATGTGCAACCGAACAACTTCGATGCATAGCGAACTTGAATAAATCCTGTTGCCATGCAGATTTCATCACAGATAGAGGACTGATAATTAATACCCGTTTTACTATCCCTAACTGCATTAAATAATCAGCTGCCCAGATAACTGATGCTGTCTTACCTGTGCCTTGTTCGTTAAAACAAAAGGCATTCTTGTTTAGTGTAAGAAAGCTTGAGGTTGTCTTTTGATGTGCGAAAGGGATTAGCTTACCCGACCACTTATAATCCCGCAGCATGGGAGAAGGTACGTTAAGTACACCTATTCTAGTAAGGGCTTGGCATTCTTTGAGTCCCCAATGGATAGCTACGTCACCTTCCTTGACTATTGCACTTTTCTTTATCTCGGAAGTGATTTCATCGGAGAGGTCAGTTGTTAGTAGTAATGCTTTGTTATCTACTATTCTCATAGTTTTGGTTAGAGCGCACTCTACGAGAGAAGGCATAATTTTTAATGAATTTTCTCGCCATAGTTTCATTCATCTTATTATTTGCTACAACTGTTACAATAGCACTAAAAAAATCATGCTCGTACAAAGCGACCATTAACTCCCTTAGTAAAGTATCATCTCCAGAAAAGAACATATCCTTTAAAAACTCAGGGTCTTTAAAAGCTTTTTGCATCTCCGCTCGTATTAGCTTCCCTACGCTATCTTCAAGTTTAAGTTTCAGTACAGCCTGTTCTTCGGGGGTTGGTTCGCTACTCATGTTTTCTTCTTGCTTGATTTCTTTTTTATCACCCCACCCTTTTTGGCTTTAATCGCGCCACTGGGAGTTCTGGCAAAAGACCGATTGCTACTGCGAGATACTACTCGGGTGTTGCCTTTAGTATTACCCCCACCTTTAGAGATAGGTGTTTTATGGTCTACATCTTTACCATCACCTACATACGCCCTACCTGCCTTAATTGCTGCCTGACGAGCCGCGTTACGTTTAACTCGGTCTCCTACCGTTCTATCGAGGTATTTTCTCTCGTTAGCATAGTTTCGTTTTTTTGTAGTCATCTTCGTTCTCTCCAATGTTCACATTGTTCAACTGGACACCAGCCACACAGCGGGCCTGATATAGGATTCCATACTCCTGATGCTTTAGTATCACTAAGACGCTCAAGCGTCGGTTCGAACCCCTCTATATAGTTTAATATATTCTCACGTTTATGTGTTTTATGTCTAAATTCTTCGCTTACCACGAATACTAGCCCTGATTTGATGGTATCTACCTTGGGGAAGCGTAGGAATAGCCCTACTGCAACAGCGTCTAGTTGCTTGGTGTCCGCATATCTAGCATTCTTACTGGTTTTGTAGTCCAGAGATATAGCTTTCTCCCCGTCGATGACTACCAAATCAGCTATACCATGCCACCAATACTCAGGGTCGTCGAAGTCGCAAGTTACTGTCATTTCTTCTTTTACCTTCACACCCATCTTTAACTCACAATGCTTATCCCCCTTTAAGGCGATTAAGTTATCCAGTAGCTTCTTAGCGAAGTTGAATTCCTTGGGTAGTTTAGCGTCCCCACGTACGTATTTTTCAGCAGCGTCATGAAATTTCGTTCCGTATAGTGCAGCAGACCCAGCCACGTCTTTGATGTCCTGAGCTATCTTTAAGTGGTAGTACTTCTTCGGACATTGTTCGAATGTTTTGAGGGAACTATAGCTCCAGCGTTCGTTAATCATTTTTCACTTCTGCATTTCATACATTGTGGTTGGTTGCGGATAGTCTTATCCTGCTTTTCATAACAACTCTCCTGTCGATTTTAAAATATCTCCATGGTAAATATACGTACCTATATGGGACAACTTGATAAATGGATTAGCGTATATTTTACCACCATGCTTGCGCCATAACGCGCAAAACGCATAGTCTTCTGATAACAAAGCACCAGTATCATCTGTCTCGGTATAGAAAAATTCATGGACTAGGGGTTTGATATAATCCCCATGGTCGTCTTTCATAGTTGCAGTTCGGTAGGTACTTACATGAGGTTGTAATGTCTCAAACACCTTACGTTTAATTAACATGAACCCTGTAGCCCCATGCCTGACTTCGAACATACCATCTTTATTAGTGGTAGCGTCCGTATCCCCAGCCATGTTAAAGGCAAACTCTCCTCCGAAGTCTTTTAGGTCGTCTCTACCATCTATAACAGCTTGCTGTATCCGAGGCCAGTTAATCGTTTTCTTAGTGTATAATCCACACGCTATGTCTTTATCACCTGCTAGTAGAGTAGCCACATCCTGTCCCATGAAACCAATATCGGCATCAATGAACATCAGGTAGTCATAATCTGTCTCTAGGAACATACGTACTAACTCATTACGCCCCCGAGTAATTAAACTCTCATTAGTTAGGTTCGCCCAATATAAAGGAACCCCCACCTGTCGCATACGTCCCACAGTAGATAGAAGTCCCTGCACATATTCCCCATAACATTGCCCACCATACATGGGGGTAGCAATCATAATAGAGGGTCGGGTTTTTTCCTCAGACGAATCATCCACAGTATTCATTCTTCTTCATATATTGCTCATGGCAATGCGGGCATCGTAAATCATCGGGGTGAGTATTATTCCTAATATATACTTTCATAGCTGTAATTGCGGTACGGACCCACAGCATTATTGTATTCATGTTTATTTCCACGTTATTAATCCTCTTTGGTTAGTTGTATTCATGCGTTTTTCACCACGTTATCAGTAATGATTTGCTCTACTTTGCGTACTACTAGCTGATACCCCATATGTTGAACAATTACCTTCTCTGCGAATATATTTATGAAAGCATCAATAGCTAGTTTAGGTCGATGTAGAATATCCTTAGGGTCGCCCCACAAGTAATCATCGAACACCATAAGCCCACCATTTTTTAGTAGATGGAAAGCCATACACGCATCGGTTAGTGTATCTCGTGCCGTGTGTGAACCGTCGATATAGATGAAGTCGTATTGGTGCGTATTTTTTACCATTAGCTTCGCTAAACAATTAACAGCTAACCCTTTATGTTTATAAACGCCCCTCATAGGGAAGTTCTGCTCAACTAAATTTCGGTTGTATTCAAAATTAGTTTCAGCCGTGTGTAGGGTTTCATCTGCATACTCCTCTCCCCCTTCGAAAGTATCTATACAGTCTATACTCCCCCCGTCCATCAGCATGTTTTCAACTGTCCACACCATACTTCGACCTTCAAACGAACCTATCTCAAGAAAATTCTTTCTAGCTGGTAGCGTAGGGGTAAGCTTCTCCCACAACGCCGGGACCCAGTAAAACCAGTCCCGTGTAAATCTGTAGGGGATATCGCTCATAACTCTAAATCCATAAACTCAAGTAGGTATTTTGTATAAGCTACCACTAGCGTAATACCCTCAAAGACAAACTCTTCAGAGTCTTCTTTAACTGCTTGGTTGTATGCCTCCTTTAGTTTATTGTAATTATCCTCAGTTATTTGTAGTTTTTGATTACTCATTTTGTTTGCACCATGCCTCTTCGCCTTTTAACGCCTTAGTTATTTTCTCTAGCTTCCCACTCTCTTCCAAAGTAGCAAGGGAGAGCATAGCTGTGTTTGCCCTTTCAAGTAGTTCACAAAGTCTTTCCAAGCGGTCAAAGTTTGCTGTTTTCTCAACCTTTATTAATCCATCGGAGAGTTTCTTTGCTGCATCCCGTACTTGACCAGATACTTTTTTTGAAGCCTCGGATACTTCTACTTCGGTAGCGAGCATTTTGTTAACTGATGCGGTTAACATCTTAGTAGCTTCATCTACTAACTTAGTTGCGTTTTTTAAGTCTTTACTCATATGATTACCTCTATGTATAAAATATTCATCAACCTGTATTGCCTTTACTATAGCTTTCATAACAGTTTTGCTTGAGAACATCGGACCATGTTTGTCATACGATGTTGGAGTAATATCTAGCATTGGAACCTCTCTCATTACTCACACTCCCCATAAGAATCACCGACACCGGACTCGCAATCAAGCGGAAGGTCTAAACCCCAATTCGGGCGTATCCGCATACACATTTCTATATACTCTCTAGCCGTATGGATTTCATCTATAGGTACTACACTAGTGCCAGCATCATGCACGGTCATCGCTACTTTATATTTTCTACTAATATCTAGCAGTTGTTTACCAATGACAATCTTGGCTAATGCCTGACATACGTTCTCGATAATTTTCCCACCATAGATATGTGTAGTATTCGTACTTCTCCCTCGCTTAGTGCTATACGCATATTGGATTCTCCCTCGCATTACAGAAGTCTCCTTAAGACTAGGGTATTTTAAATATAACCCGTTAGGTAGTAAAATACCTTTTTGGCCTTCCACTTTTAACATATCACCCCTGCCAAATTCAGTGTATTCATTATTAATAATCGCTAAGAGTATTTTGTCTGCGGCTCTCCAGAGTTTAGGTATGTCTTTATAGGTATTACGGTAGGTGTACACGATATGTTCACACTCTTCCTCGGATAACTCCACACCCATAGCTGCTAACTGAATTTTAAATTTAGCTGCCCCCATACCGTACCCGCATCCAAGTATTGTCGTCTTACCAACAAACCTTTCAGTATCAATAATCTCACTTACAGGTTTACTGTAGATACTACCCGCCATAATTTTATATACATCTTCCCTACGTTCAAAAGCATCAACTAGGTCGTCCTGACCTGCTAACCATGCCAGAATACGTGCTTCAATTTGTGAGGAATCACAGTCGATTAATTTATGCCCTTCCGGTGCAAGGATACATTTTTTAAGTGTTTTGATGCCTCGGGAAGGTAGGTTCTGTATGTTTATTTTATCCATCCCACCCCAACGTCCGGTGTGGGCAGCGTAATACCTTAAAGGTATGGGGAGAGTTCCACGGTTAGAAATATCTATAAATCTTTGAGCGCGTGTTTCTTCAATAGTTGACTTAACCCCTGCTCTAGCGGAAGCTAGTGCTTGTACCTCAATATTTTCATGCTCTAGTAATTCCTTAAACCCCTTATCTGTTTTAGCAAAGGCGTAAGCCTCCTTACCTGTCCGTTGGCTTATTTTCATTGGGGGGTTTACACCTAAATCTCTAAGTAGACCTGCAAACTTAGGGTTACTCATTAAGTCCTCCTTGTTCTCATCAACACTTCTTAGTAGCTGCTCTTTCTGGCTACGTATAGAGTACAAGTAAGCACTAAGCAGTGGTTCATCTAACTCCAACACTGGCTCAGTAAACATACGTATAGTCATATCTATTAAATTTAATTCTTCAATAGGGAACTTCGGGGTGAATATCTTAAACAACTGGTAACATAAATGAACGTCCTGTTTACAGTACATAACATAGAACGCTAATTCTCCTACTGTAATATCTAGTCGCCTACGTCCTTTCATACCACTAATGTACGTACCCTTTTCACTTAAATTATAATATGCAGCTAACGCCTTAAGGCTACCACCAACCTCAGTCCCATGAAGGGGTCGTGCCATAGATAGAGTATCTGCAATCTTCTTCGGGCGTATATCGAAATGCCAATTAAGTATCGCCATATCAAATACTGCATTATGTGCAACGCCTACCGCTTCGTCCCAGCCATATCCATCTAGGAATTTTTTGGTTTGCTTCATGGTTCCACTGAACCATTCGGGTTCCCCATCGTTTACCTGTACGCTAACACCTACAACCTCAAACCTTGAGTCTCGGATATATTCTTCCGTAGTTAGTTTAGACAGGCTATATTCCTGAGAATAGTAAGTTTCCATGTCAACCGTCAAAACGTCCATTACTATTATTTTCCTATTGCTGTTGTTGTTACTGTTCCTATTTCGCTTAGTGGTGTTGCCACCGCCTGCCCATAAAGCTCCATCTGCCCACCATTATCAAGTGCCTCGTTAAAAGCACTAGCAGCTTGAGCTTTCCTACTAGCTGTTACGTTCTCCCCTAGTACTAGGCTCGAACCCGAATTTACATATAGGCTACTGGTGTTTGGTAGCACTCCCTCTTTTTCTGGCTCCAGTATTATCTGCATAACACACTTGGTAAAGCTATCACGTTGGATTTCCATATACTTTTTATGTAATGCCGTTATCTCTGGAGTAGTTAGGTAAGGTAAGTAAGCCCCATCTACTTCTTTTCCATGTACACATTTACATAGGCAATCTATAAACTGCCTCCATCTATCCTTTTGGTGTGTGTCTGTAGCCGTGCCAATACTCCTATATACCTGTCCCCCGAGTAAAAATTCTTCTGGGTTACTCTCCATTCGGGATAGTATGATTTTAACCCCCTGATTAAATCCTTCTGCTTCTGGAACTGTCATCGGAGTTTTCTATCCTCTTTTATTAGTTTGAAATACACACGCAGAAGGTCTTGATTATGTTCATTGATTACGAACCATAAGCCCCCCGCAAGTCTTATGTTTTTTCCTTCTCTATCTTGCAGGGCAGTAGTAGTATTATTGCCAGCCTTAC